GAGTTTACCCATGGCAACAGAGCTATGTCAAGACCATCGAAAGAGCGCTCTACATGCTCATCATAGATTGAAATATTATCATAGTCTTTCAGCAGAAGATCTGGTGAGTTGACTATGTTGGTGTTCTTATAGAACGTGTCGTGGTTGCCAACAAAGACATGTAGCTGAATGTTACGCTTCTGTAGCTCGTCAAAGAAGTATTGACGCGACCGTGATAGCGTAACAAAGTTGATGTACTTACGACGATCGAACAGATCACCGAACTGCACTACAGTATCAATTTTATGTTCGTCTAGATATGGAAAGAACACTTCTTGGTAGAACTTCTCAAAATAGTCGTGAAATGATAAGGCATCATTGCGACAACCAAAGTGAGTGTCACCTAACAAACATAGCTTCATAAATGTATTACCGCTTCTTAGAAGGTTTTGTGGCTTGATTAAGTTGTACTATACAATAGTCTCGAATATTTTCCAACTGCTGTTGGTAATTAAATCTAATGTTTGGTGGATTAGATTTATTCATCATTGACTCAGCAATCTGTTGTACTATAACCGGTACATTCTGATTATTGCTCATCGTTATTATCCTCTTTAATAAACTTCTCTACTCCAGTTGGCTTCTTAGGGACTTTCTTGGCCGCTTGCTTGGTTTCAAACTTTTCAGAAAGAGCAGTTAGCTTATCATAATCGAGCGTAACTACAAACGCGTTGAATTGAGTTTGATCATCAGGAGCCATCTCGACCAAGGTGTTCATGGCAATGGAGTTCTCCATAGACTTGTACTTTATGTAGGTCTGCTTCTTTTCTTTCTCAATACGTCTGAGGAAAGCATAGTACATAATCTGGGTAAAATAAGCAAATGGGTTGGATGATTTCTCTGGATCGAAGTTGTGTAGATATCGAAGACAGTTTTCAATAGCATCCCCAATCATCTCATCTCTATACGTATAGCCAATGAAGTTGCGGTTAGTCGATAAGCGATTAGCAATCAGCCAAATACACTCTCCAATGTAGTTGCTTGCCTTAGGTGGCAACTCATCCTTTAACTTAGCCGCCTTGTATGCCTCAGTGTACTTAATCATCTCGGCGTACAGACGCTTATTGTCTACATAGTTCTTTGCCATTAGTTTAACCTTGATCCTGATATCTTCCCAAGGATATCCAACAGTCTTGACGACTCCTTCGATTCCTCTGCGATATAGTTGTCTAATTCCATAGTAGCGTGCTTAATCTGATCTTCCACTATAAGTTTAGTGTGAGTTCGACTGTAATAGATAGCCTTTTTATAGTATTCCTGCATAACCTCAGTAGGAGTATATGTAATAAGAATCATATCGGCTGGTATTGTGAAAGAAGTTTCCTCAGATAGAAGAAAGAAGTCTCTTAGCTTCAAGGCTCCACCTTGCTCATCTCTCGAGCCTACAATTAGCATAGGTCCTTCCATATCACATTGTTCACGGATCTCCTTGTTCACTTTCCCTATGATTTCTTCCCCAGTTGTCAGCTTAGCAATTAAGATCATTTTAGTTTCACCGTATATATTTTATAGTCAAATTGTTCTTGGTCGTATATATCAGAACGAGCTTCAAAGTGAGTCAAAGCATAGTTCTTTTTAGCCCCATAACTTATATCATCTACTATATCGTACATATAGGCAACATCTTTTTGGTCATGTTGACGTAACATTCGACCAATTGCCTGGCGTAATGTGATCTCTGCTTTCGATGGATGAGTAGATATCATATGATGAAGGCGCTTAATACTTATTCCTGTGGAGGTTGTTCCAAGGGATGCGACGAGCGTTGCTCCATCTTCTTCTTCCATAGCCTTACGAATCGTTTCGCGAGTGGCGGTATCAACATCTCCAGCAATATAAAAGACACGATCGCCGACATCATGAATACTATTGTATATGGCCTTGCCGTGGCTAACAATCCTAAAAAATACAAGTTTATTTCCTTCCAGAGATAGAGCTAGATTCTTAATAAACTGTAGTCTAGGTTCATAGCTCGTGATAAAGCCAATCTCTTCTTGGTATGTCTTCTTACGTGGCTTACTTGACCCAGCAACCTTAATAGGCTTATGAAACTCCTTACGGACTTCCTCCGGGTACTTTAAGACGATACACTTAATCTTAATGTCGGATGCGTGTCCTTCATCGATCAGATCGCGCGTTGTAGTGGATGTGTAAACAGGACCAAACAGACCCTCAATAGTAGCCTTGTTTAGATTGTTCTTGTCTAGGGTTCCAGTCGTGCCGAACCGATACGGTGTGTGCTCCATTGACGAGAGGATTTTGATGAGTGTAGTTGCTTTACAGCCATGGGCTTCATCACCAAATACGACCTTGAATTGGTCGAACCACGCTTTCGGCATTTTCTTCTTGCCGTTGTCAAGAGATTGCCAGGTAGTGATAACAATGTCAGCTGGGATATCATTGTCTTGCATTAACCCTTCGATTGAAGTATGAATGACCCCTGTAAATCCATATGATTCGAGGTCGGACTTAAATTGATTTACTAGACCAGTTCTCGGAACAATGATCAACGTTTTTTGTTTATACCACATTGTTATAGCATAAATCATTAACGACTTACCAGATGAAGTAGGAGATACTAGAGTACGTCTACGCGAACGCAGACACTTAACTATAGCCTCTACTTGATAATCTCGACGATCTAACCAATCTGGTAAGTTAAGAGAATCGAGTAGCTCGTTTACTTCATTGACTGATACGTTATCATATGTCATCCGATCATCGAACGAGAACGTATAGTCATTGTCGGCGCAGAACTTCTGTACTCGTTGAGCTAGACCAGCATATAAGATACCAGTGAGTCCATTCAGAAGTCGGATCTTACCATCCCACATACGCGCCTTGTACTTGGGATCAAATTTGTAGTTTTCTTTGTAGTAGGTTAGAGTTTCCCCGAGTTCCATTAGAATGGATCTCTCAGCCCTTACTCTGACGTGTACATCATTTATATATTCGAGGTGAACGTCAGTCATTAAACACCACTTGTAAACTTTATAAAATCGATAGCGTTCTTAATATGGAACCCTCTATTATGTATAGTCTTCAGAATAGACTCTAACAGCTCAATCTTCTCGTGCTGTAGTCCTATCCGCAGAGACAAATCTATGTTCTCTTGATCAGCATCTATATACTTGTCTACATCAGACCGGATTACTTTTCCAATAGGTGGGAGCTTCCAGCCTCGTTCCATTGTCTCTTTAGTTGGACCCTGGGTAAAAAACTCATACTTATCCAGCTTCAGTTGCTTAAGCTCATACTCATACTTACGTAGAGTGAGACGTTCCTGTGTATAAATCTTATGATACTTAGAATGTAGAACGGATATTTTTAATGACTCATCCCCGAGATCTTCTCGCTTAATCTTAGAGTCCTGTTCCCACAATTCAAAAATAGATTCTAGCTTCATTACAACTCACCTGGTTACATAATATTTGTTATACAACATTACGTTATATAAGTCAACTAGATAAAATTGTAATAGAACCTTGTAAACTTAAACGATGCATCTACTGTCATATACTGCACATCAGTCATAGTAGCATCAAAATCTAAAGAAGTCAACGAAGTAGGATACATGTCCGTAAAGTCGATCGATATAATAGGACGCTTTGCGCTGGAGAGTATCAAAACACTGCCGTCACATACATCTGGTTTATATTGCTGAAGACTGTCGGGGTGCCCAAGGTCGACCATCCAGTTGAATATTTCAAGATAACTGGAAAGATCCTCGCCAACCTTGAATGTAACTCTGAGTTCACCATATGAGAGGTTACCAGGTTGAGGAATAGGCACAAAAGGTGAAGGGGTTGCGGCCGTTCCTAGTTCAAGGCCGGGAACAGATATTTGCTGTACAAGATAATCCACATTAGGAGTCTTGCTTATTTTTAAACCAAAATTAAGTGGTGAAAGTAGATTGTTCTGTAGCATTTAACTGTTGCCTATCTTCTCACTAGCATGTATAAGGATATAGTGCCCTAAAGGATCCATATAGTATTTATGATACGTTGAATACAGTATGGGCATAAAAAGAGAGGAGCCTCTTTCGAAGCCCCTCCCTAGTTTCTGGTTGGTTGACCCAACTCTCATTATTACATGAGGTTGTTGACAATAATACGACGGTAGTACTTGTTAGTGTCTTGTGCAAGACGACCAAGACCTTCGCCTGTACCTTCTGCAAATGGGTTCGCAACCATGCCGTAGCGAGTCTTGAAACCAATCTTTGGTTGGAAGGTGTCTGGGTTAACTGCACGGACCATTTGTAGTGGTACATATGGGCAGTAGAACAGACCTGCGTCAAATGCCGACGAACCCTTGTAGCCAACAACCATGTAGTTGTTACCTGCATATGGATCGATGTAAACGCGAAGGCGACCGTTAAGAACACCAGCGAAGGTATTGCCTGTGTCGTCAACGTTCAGGTTGTTCGAGTTAAGAGCAGGAGCGTAGTCAAGAACACCAGCCATCTGAAGTGCGGAAGCAACGTCCGACGAACAGATGATGATGTTACCCTTACCACGACGGGTGCCCTTGGCGATTTGGTTAGCTTCACGCTCGACCTGGAACATAAGACCCTTGAACTTCTCAACTGACCAACGGCCGTTTGAGTCTGTGTCAAGATCGAATACGCCCTGAGTTGTCGTACCATCGGTTGCACCGCGCTCTGCAGTGGTGATGATTGTACGGATAACTTCACGGTTGATTTCAGCAAGAATTTCTGCCGACAGAATGTTTGACAATTCTGTTTCAGCGTCAAGACC